AGCGCGCATCGCCGCGCGGCCGGCCGCGCGCCGAGCGCGTCAAAGCCTTGCGCGCCTACATCGCGCAAGGCTTCAACGTCGAACAAATCGCCGCAGCGCTGGAACTGTCGCCGCAGCGCGTGCGCGACCTTATGCGGGCGGAAGGCGTCAAGATCGCGATGCCCAAGCGCGGGCGCCCAATCGACCCGGCGCGCATCGTCCGCACGTCCGTCGCCACGATCGCCGGCGTCGCGCACGGGCTCAACCTTGCCCACGGTTTCGAGGTACCCGCCACGGAGGCGACAGAGCTCCTGGCGGAATTGCGCGAAGCGGAACCAGCGCTAGAAGCGCTGCGCCGCCAACTAAAGGAGCTCGCCGATGAGCAACGAACTTGCGAAACTTAATTCCGTCATCAAGGGTGTGCCGCTCGCGAAAATGCGCGTCTCCGAGCGCGCGCAGCGGCGCCTGGTGCCGCAGCACGTCTCGAAGCTGCGCGCCACGTTTGACCCCGAGCTTTTGGGCTATCCCGTGGTCAATCTTCGCGACGGTTATTACTACGAGGTCGACGGCCAGCATCGCGTCGAGGTCGTCAAGGATTGGCTGGGCGACGGCTGGAAAACGCAAAGCATCGACTGCCGCGTCTACACTGGCATGACGGAAGCGCAAGAGGCCGTCATGTTTCTCGAGCTCAACGCGACGCGCGGGGTTACGGCATACGACCGATTTAATACTGCAGTCACCGGCGGGCTCGACGATGAAGTCAACGTCAAGAGAACGGTCGAGGGCTGCGGGCTCAACATCGCGCGCAACCAGGCCGAGGGCACGGTTTCCTGCGTCAAAACCCTATTGGGCGTGTATCGTCGCGACGGCGCCAAGACCCTCGCGCGCGCCCTGGTCATCGTAAACAAATCATTCGGCGACCCAGGACTAACCCAGGAAATCATCGACGGCGTCGCGCTGGTGTGCCAACGCTACAACGGCGCGCTGCAGGACAGCGACGCGATCGCGCGTTTCCACGATATGCGCGGCGGCGTCGGCGCGTTGATGCACAAGGCGAACGTCATCCGCGAACAGACTGCGCAGTCGCGACCGCAATGCGTCGCGTCGGCTGCCGTCGAGATTCTCAACCGCGGGCGCTCGAAAAAGATACCGGCCTGGTTCAAAGTCTAACGTTAGCGCTCGGAAATGGGCACCATGCACAGTTACCCGCATCACATTGGCGATTTTGCGAAGGCGACCAGGGGGCTCACGCTCACGGAGCGCGGCGCATATCGCGAATTGCTCGACCAATACTATGCGCACGAAGCACCGTTACCGCTCGACAAGCGCGAACGCTACCGGCTCGCCGGGGCGGTAACGCTCGCCGAGCGCGTCGCGGTCGACTACGTCGTCGCCAAGTTTTTCGAGCAAGAGGACGACGGCCACCACCAAAAGCGCGCCGACGCCGAGCTCGCGAAGTATCACATCCGGCACAGCAAGGCGCTGGCGGCGTCCGTCACGCGCTGGGCGGGCGATGCTAAAACGCGACCCAAGCATGCGCCGAGCAATGCTCGATCGATGCTCGACGAGGCGCCAAGCAATGCTCGAGCCGATGCTCAAACGGCCGGCGAGCAATGCTTGGACGATGCTCGGCCGATGCTAACCAAAACCGTTATATCTAATAACGGTGCAGTAACTTCCAACGAAGCCGCGCGCGCGGATTGGATGCGATCGCCACAAGGCATTGTCGACAAGGGCAAAAGCGTCGGCATAGAGGCAAGACCGGGCGAGGCGTTACCCCAGCTTCGCATGCGCGTCCTGCGCGCAATCGCCGAGCACAAACACCACAACAGCGGCGAATAGCAAAATGACGCGGCCGGTCGCCAAGCGCGAGCTCTTCGACATCGTCGAACGATTGGACGCCTTCGGCGCCAACAACGTCGACATCGCCGACGTGCTCGGACTCGCCGACACGCGCGTCAGCGCGATCAAGCGCGAAATCGGCGTCGACCACGGCCGCTATTCCTGGCGGTTTGCTGGCCAGGGCGAATTGCGTTTCGAGCTTCTGCGCCAGGATTGCCAGCTCTTCGAGCTCGTTGAAGATTTCCGATGTCGCATGACGAAATCCATCCGCGGGCGGCGATTGACGTAAATTCGTGGGCATGAGCAAAAATGCCCAGCCTCCGAAGCCGAGCACCAAGCGCAAGCGGCCGAAGCCCGAGCCCGCGAAGCGCAAGCGCGGGCGCCCATCGAAATTCGACGAGCGCTACGTCGGCATTGCGCGCAAGGCAGCGCGCATGGGCGCCACCAACGAGGATTTAGCCGAATACTTCGCGGTCAATCCGAGCACGATCGACGATTGGATTGCGAGCCGGCCGGAATTTTCAGGCGCCATAAAAGAGGGACGCTCCGATGCCAATGCGCGCGTCGAGCGGGCGCTATTCGAGCGTGCCTGTGGTTACGAGCACGACGACATCGACATCCGCACCATTGCCATAGGCGACGGCCGCAGCGAAATCGTGCAGACGCCTGTGCGCCGCTACTTCGCGCCGGACACGACCGCCTGCATTTTCTGGACAAAAAACCGGATGCCGGATCGCTGGCGCGACAAGATACAGCACGAACATAGCGGCATCGATTTTGCGTTGATCCTGGCGCAAGCCCGTAAGCGCGCATCGTGACCACGCGCTACAACCAGCACAAGGCGCGCGCCAGCACGCCGGCGAGCTACATCCCCGGCAACGCGCCGGCGCCGGCCGAGCTCGAGCTCGCCAAGCGGCGGCGCCAGGCGCGCGTGCGATCGCATCGGCAGCGTGCCAAAGGCGGGCGTAAATGACCGAGCGCGAATACTTCGCCGCGGTCGCCGCTGACCTGGCCAGCATGCGGCGCGACCCGCTCGCGTTCGTGCGCTATGCGTTCGCCTGGGGCGAGGGCGAGCTCGAGGGTCACACCGGGCCCGACACCTGGCAAACCGACATCCTCGCCGCCGTGCGCGATGGCGTGCTGACGCTCAACCAGGCCATGCGCGTCGCCGTCGCATCCGGCCACGGCATCGGCAAGAGCGCGCTCGTCGCCTGGCTGATCCTGTGGGCGATGTCGACCGCCGAAGATACGCGCGGCGTGGTCACGGCCAACACCGACACCCAGCTCCGCACCAAAACCTGGCCCGAGCTCACCAAGTGGCACCGGCTCGCGGTTTCGCATTTCATGTTTACCGTCACCGCGACGGCGATCTATTCGACCCAGGACGGCCACGAAAAGAATTGGCGCGTCGACCTGGTGCCGTGGAGCGAAAACAATACCGAAGCCTTCGCCGGCCTGCACAACAAGGGCAAGCGAATCGTGCTCATTTTCGACGAGGCGAGCGCGATCCCCGATGTCATATGGGAGACGGCCGAAGGCGCCTTGACCGACGCCAATACCGAAATCGTTTGGGCCGTGTTCGGCAACCCGACGCGCAACACCGGGCGCTTTCGCGAGTGCTTCGGCCGCTTTCGGCACCGTTGGATTACGCGCCAGATTGACAGTCGCTCGGCGCGCATGGCGAACCAGGTGCAGATTGCGCAGTGGATCGAGGACTACGGCGAGGATTCTGACTTCGTGCGCGTGCGCGTGCGCGGCATTTTCCCGCGTGCGGGCGATGCGCAGTTTATCGGCGAGGACGTCATCGACGGCGCCGCGGCCAGGCAGCCGACGCGCGACGACGGCGCGCCGCTCGTCATGGGTGTGGACGTCGCCAGGTTTGGCGGCGACAAATCCGTTATCCGCTTTCGCCAGGGCCGCGACGCGCAAAGCGTACCGGCGCGCAAATACCGCGGCGCGGACGTCATGCAGCTCGCGGGCTTTGTCGCCGAGGCGGCCGACAAGTACAACCCGGCAGCAATCTTTGTCGACGGTAACGGCGTCGGCGGCGGCGTGGTCGATCGTCTAAAGAGTCTCGGCTATGCCGTGCGCGAAGTGCAATTCGGCGGCAAGGCGCGCAACGGCAGCGACTACGCCAACAAGCGCGCGGAATGCTGGGGCGAGATGCGCCTGTGGCTGCCGACCGGCTGCATCGACGCCGACCCCGATCTACGCGCGGACTTGCACGGCATCCAGTACGGATTCGATCGCGACAACCGAATCCAGATGGAGCGCAAAGAGGATATGTCCAAGCGCGGGCTCGCATCGCCCGACGATGCCGACGCGCTCGCGCTGACATTCTCCGAGCCGATCGCGCGCGCCGACCTGGCATTGCGCCGCCGGCGCGCGGCAGCCGCCAAAACCGAATACGCGATTTTATCGTGAGCTCACGCGCGACCCCGCTGACGGTACGCCTGCGCGAGCTCGGCGGCGTCGAGCGCTTGCACCGTCCCAATCGTTACATCCTCGAGTGCGGCTACGACCGCGAGCGCGCGAGCAAGGCGAAAGGCGGCATGGTCGCCGTCTACTTCGATCGCGACGAGCAATTGGCCGACGCGCTCGAAATCCTGGCGTCGCAGTGGGCGAGCGCGCGGCGCGTGTGCGAGGGCGAAGCCGAGCGGCCGCGCCTGTTGATGGTTAAACCCGAGAGGAACTTTTAACTATGTCCGCACTTTTCGGCGGCGCATCCGCTGCACCCCCGGCGCCGACACCCGTGCCGACGATCGACCAGGCGGCGCAATCGCAGGACTACACCGATCAAATCCGCAAACGTCGCGGCTTTCTGTCGACGATGCTCGTCCACGATCCGCTCGGCTCGATGAACGCGCCGGCCGCGCCTACGGCTTCCAAACTGATTCTCGGCCAATAGAGGGCTTGCCATGTTCAACAACAAAGTATTGGATTCGGGCACGCTCACGGCCGACGCGCCAGGCAACAGCGTTCAATCGCACGGCGGCCGGCATGTGCTGCAGGGTTACGGCACGTTTGGCGGCGGCACGCTCGCGCTGCAAGTGCTGATGCCAGACGGCGTCACCTGGGTCAGCGTCGGCCCGCAAAACGGCGTGGTAACGCAATTCACCGCGAACGGCTCTTGCGTCGTCTACCTGTGCCCAGGGCAGTACCGCGTCGGGCTCGCCGGCTCCGCGGGCGCGTCGATCGGTTACGCCTTCGGCGAGGCAAACGGGCCGTGACCGACGCACGCGCTGACGCGATCCTGCGCCGCCAGGACGCCTACAAGGGCGCGCGCGGCGTGTGGAACACGCATTGGCAGGAAATCGCCGATCGCGTGTTACCGCGCATGGGCGCCTTTACCGCGCGCCTGGTGCCCGGCTACAAGCACACCGAGCGCGTATTCGACGCGACCGCGTGCCTGGCGCTCGACCGCTATGCCGCGGCCGTCGAGTCGCTGATATGCCCACGCTCGGAGATATGGCACAGCCTGGCGCCGGCGACCGAAGAGCTCGTCGACGATGACGAGTGCAAGCGCTATTGCGAGGCGCTGACCAAACTGCTTTTCCGCTTTCGTTACATGCCGGATGCCAACTTCGGCAGCCAGGCGCATGAGTGCTTTTTGCAGCTCGGCGCCTTCGGCACGACCGCGATGCTGGTCGATGACGCGGCTTCGCATGCGTCGATGTCGCGCTCGAGCGCGCCGATCCTGTACCGCGCGCAGCCATTAACCGCGACGTGGATTGACGAGAATGCGTCGGGCCGCATTGATACCGTGTTTCGCGAGTACGAGCTCGACGGCCGCCAGGCGTTCAACGAGTTTGGCGACACGACGCCGGACTTGATTAAGAAGGCGGCCGAGAAGGGCACGGCGCAAAAATTCAACTTCGTGCATGCCGCCTACCCCGTCAGCGACGTCGGGCCGTGGGCGTGGGACGCGCCAGCGGGTGCGAGCTTCCATTCCTGCATCGTGTCGCGCGAGGCGCGCGTGGTGGTGCGCGAGGGCTTCTACGTTACCAACCCGTTCGCGGTTTCGCGCAACGTCGTCAGCGTCGGCGAAGTGTACGGCCGCTCGCCGGCGATGATCGTGCTGCCGGACATCAAGACCTTAAACGAGGCGACCAAGACTTATCTGCGCTCGATCCATAAGGCAGTCGACCCGCCGCTATTGCTCGCCGATGATGGCCTGGGCGGCGCGATCGACCTGACGCCCAACGGGCTCAATTACGGCCACGTCGACACCAATGGGCGGCCGTTGATCGTGCCGCTGCATGCGGGCGGCGAGCCCCAGCTCGCCAACGAGCTGCGCCAGGACTTGCGCCGCTCGATCAATGACGCCTTCCTGGTCACGCTGTTTCAAATCCTCGTCGAGAATAAGGAAATGACCGCCTACGAGGCGGCGCTGCGCGCGCAGGAAAAGGGGCAGCTACTCGCGCCAACGATGGGCCGCCAGGAAACCGAATTCCTGGCGCCCATGATTGAGCGCGAGCTCGACGTGCTATGGCGCCGCGGCATCCTGCAGCGCGAGCTGCCGGCGATGCCGCAGTCGCTCGCGCAAGCCGGCGGCGTGCTGAAAGTGGTTTACACGTCGCCGCTCACGCGGCTCGCGATGGCGGCGCAAGTGACCGCGATCCAGGCGTGGTTTTCCGACCTGGCACCGATGGCGCAAGTCAAGCCGGACGTGCTCGACGTCGTCGACACCGATGCCGCGGCGCTGATCCTGGCCGATGCGCGCGGCGTGCCGCAGAAGGCGCGGCGCACGCCGGACGCCGTCACCCAGGCGCGCCAGGCGCGCGCGCAGCAAGTCAACCAGCAAAACATCCTGGCGGCGGCGCCGATCGCGGCGAAGGCGGCCAAGGATGCCGCACAGGCCCACGCCATTTCAACCCAGGCACCCGCACCGCCCGGCGTGCCGTTGCCAGCGTAGAGGGCGCGAATGCTTCCGTCCATCGTCACCGTCGTCAGCCCGACAGAGGCTTACATCCAAAAGGCCAAGCCCGCGCCGATCGGGCAAGCCGACATCGACACGCTATGCGCGAGGCTCAACGTCGAGCCGCAGGGCGTGGTGGGCAGCATTCTCGATGACGTCATCGAGGACGAGGGCGGCGCGCTGCATCCGGCGCGCCGTCTCACGGTGCGCCTGGCGAAAGCATCCGCCGAGCCGGGCGCGGTCGTCATCCGATCCAGCAAGCGCAAGCGCGGCCGACCGCCGAAGGCGGACGCCGGCGGCGCATAGGGGGAAGGCATGGAATCGATCATTTCCTTACTGATAACCGTGATTGTCCTGGGGCTCGTCTTTTACTTGCTGTATTGGATCGTCGGGCAAATCCCGCTGCCGGCGCCGTTTCATACGGTCGCGATCGTGCTCCTGGGCTTGCTCGCGGTCGTTGTGCTCCTGGGCTTGCTCTTCGGCGGCGTCAGCGTGCCAGCGCTGCACTTTAGGTAACGCATGCCCGATCGCCGTGCCGAGCGCGCCGAGTACCTGTCGGAATTGTCACAGGCGTATCGGGCAACGTTCCTGCACCCGAATACGCCGGACTTGCTGCCGCTCGCCGGCATCGTGCTCGGCGACCTGCGGCGGGTTTGTTGCGTCGACCGGCCGAGCACGCGCACCGATCGCGAGGGCCGCGTCGACCCGCTCGCCGTCATGTTCAACGAGGGCAAGCGCTTTGTGTTCCTGCGCATCCAGCAGTGCATCGCGCTCGAGCCCGCGCGCCTGCAGCGAATGATTGACCAGGCGGCCGCGACGGACGTGTGACGTGCTCATCAACCCAAGCCCGTCGAAGCTCGTCAACCCGCTCGAGCTCGTCGCCATTCACATCGAGCGCAATACGTCGGGCTCGTTCGATTTCATCGCCGTCGGCGCCGGGCGCGACGTCGTCTCGCGGCGCTTGAAAAACATCCACGCATCGACCGTCTCGCAAGCGATTTTCGAGGCGGTCGAGCTCATCGCCGGGCTCTACAAATTCGAGCCACAAGGAAATTGACCCATGCCAGCCGACACTCTCGCATCCCTCGTTGCCAATCCGACCGCGACGACCGCCGCACCGCCGGCCGCGACGCCAGCGCCAGGCACCACCAGCGCGCCGGCGCCCGGCGCGACTGCTACACCCCCCCCTGCACCAGTCGCCGGCACGGCGCCGGCGATCGTATGGCCCGAAGCCCAGCGCGCGCTCGCCGAGAAGTACCAGGGCGACCCGATCAAGATTTTGGGCGCGCTCGATTCGGCGCAAAAGCTCATCGGCGCCGACAAGGCGACGGTCATCGCACTGCCCAAGGAAGGCGACACCGTCGCGCAGGCCGAGCTGTGGAATAAGCTCGGCCGCCCCGAGTCACCCGCAGGCTACAAGCTCGAGGGCGACATCGCCAAAGACCCGGCCGTCGCCAGCGCGCGCGAAGCCGGGCACGCGCTGGGGCTCACGCAAGCGCAATTCGCCGGCTTCGCGAAATGGTTTTCCGATTCGGGCGCGGCCGCGATCAAGGCCCAGGAGGACGCCTTCGCCGCGGACTCGAGCAAGGGCGTGGCCGAGCTTAAAGCAAGCTGGGGCGCGGGCTATCAAAAGCAGATGGACGCGGTTCGCGCGACCGCGCAGAAATTGGGCTTTACGACCGAAGAGCTCGACAAGATGGAGCGCGCCGTCGGCACCAAGGCCATGCTCGAGAAGTTTGCCGCGGCGGGCGCGGCGCTCATTGAAAAGCGCGGCGTCGACGGCGCCGGCATACCTGGCGAGAGTCTGCCGATGACGCCCGACCAGGCCACGGCCGAGCTCAAAGCGATTGCCAAGGACAAGGATTTCCAACGCCGATTGATGGCGGGCGACATGGAAGCGCAAAAGCGCGTCAAGGAATTGACCGCCTACCGCGCCGGCTACCTGCCCGGCGATTACCAGGGCTTGCTCGCGGCCGGCCGCGGCGGCGAGCGCATCGGCCGCGTCTAGGGCAAATCTGCACAAGCGATGTCGCATCAGGCGCCGCACACGCGGCGCTTTTTGTGTGCATGATCCGGCCGTGGATACCGCAATAGCACGCGCCCACTGACCCGGCCGAAAGCAGCCCGCGCGGCGCGCGCGAAACGCGCAAGAGTCGGCCCCGGCAACGGACACGCCACTTCGAGAACCCTTCAAACGGTTTTAGGAGATTTCGGCAATGTCCGCTCCCGTCACCACCCTATTTACCACCCAGTACACCACGGCCGTCGAGCTCTTGCTGCAACAGCCAGGGCGCGGCTTGCGTGAGTCCGTCACCAACGGCGGCTATATCGGCCAATCCGCCAACCCGGTCGACCAAATCGGCCAGGTCAAGCCGGTCAAAAATCGGCCGCGCAATTCCGACACGCCCCTCGTCAACACGCCGACCGATCGGCGCTGGGTTTACCCCAACGATTACGAAGTGGCCGACCTGATCGATCAACAGGACAAGCTGCGCACGATCGACGATTTCCAAAATCCTTGCGTGCAAGCGGGCACGATGGCCATTCAACGCGCGATGGATGACCAGGTATTGCTGGCATTTTTCGGCACGTCGAACACCGGCAACACCGGCGGCACGCCGGTTTCGTTCCCAGGCTCGCAGTCGATCGCCGCCAACTACGGCGCCGCGGCCAATGTCGGGCTCACCGTCTCCAAGCTGCGCAAGGCGCGCCAGCTCTTGCTGTCGGCCGGCGCCGACCTTACGACCGACGAGCTGCACTGCGCGATTACGTCACTCGACCACGACAACCTGCTCGGCGAAACGCAAATCATCAATGCGGACTATGCCGGCCAGGATTCGGCCGTGCTGCGCGAGGGCATGGTGCAGCGTTTCCTGGGCGTCAATTTTCATATCGTCGAATTCACCGACACGATCTACGAGGCGGCGGCGACGATTGGCCAGGCGACGCGCCAGATACCGCTGTGGTTGAAGAGCGGTATGCACCTGGGCATATGGGGCGACGTTACCGCGCGCATCGACGAGCGGCCCGACAAGAGCTACGCAATGCAGTGGTACGTCAAGACCACTTGCGGCGCGACCCGGCTGCAGGAAAAGAAGGTCGTCCAGGCGCTTTGCGTCTGACCGCGCCTCACGCCCCGAAAGGAAATCGACAATGGCACTCTACTATTCCCTCGAAAATGCGGGCCTGGGCTCTACGCCGGTCGTCAAGCCGGCCGCCACGCTCGGCGTCGGTGCGCGGCTTCGCGCCTACCGCGGCACGTTGAACCTCGCCGGCCAGCTCGTCACCGATAACTGGCAAGTCACGACGCTACCGCCAGGCGCGCTGTTTTGCGTTGGCATCATCAACACGACCGCCACGCTCGGCACGTCGACGATCGCCATTGGCATCAATGGCAGCAACGGCAAATACCGCGCGGCCGCGGTCGTCACCGCGGTCGACACGCCGACGCTGTTTGGTGCGGCGACGCAGATGGACAGCCAAACGCCCTACGCGGCCGACGAAGTCATCCTTGGCAGCATCGGCGCGGCGACGCTGCCGGGTGCGGGCGCGCTCGTCGTCATCATGGAAACCATCGGCGGTTAAACATCGTCGCGGCTCCCTGTCAAGCCACGGCAATCGGGCGGCGTCGCGCAACGTGGCGCCGCCCGTTTTCTTAGGAGCACCCGAAAATGGCAACGCAAGTGTTTCGCGTCAACCCTGGCGAGAACGAGTACAACGTCACGCAAGCCGTCGGCGGCGCAACCACCAAAATGGTCGAGCTCACCGTCGACCTGAACCTTACCGGCGTCGGCGGTACGCGCCAGATTACGCGCGATGAAGTGCTCGAGGCGATCGAAGAAATCGAAGGCGCGATCATGCGCAGCCCGTGGCCACCGGCATAGCGGAGCTCGAGCGTGGCCACGCTCATCGACATCGCCAATCGTGCGCTCGTCTTTATCGGCGAGGCGCGCGTGCTGTCGCTCGATCAATCGAGCAAGGCGGCGCGCGAGGCCAATAGTCAGGTCGATTTCACGCGCCGCGTCGAGCTCACGCGCAATCGCTGGACGTTCGCGATGGCGCGCACCGGGCTCGCCGCGTCGGCCACGTCGCCGGCGTTCGGCTTCGCCTACTGCTATCCGTTCCCGGCCGACGCGCTCGCGATCGACACGATCGGCGATTTCTACAGCGGGCCGAGCCTGTCCGACTACGTCATGCGCGATGAAAAGCCGTTTGAAATCGAGGGGCGCAATATCCTCTCCGACCTGCAGCCGCCGCTTAACGTGCGCTATGTGCGCGACGAGTCCGACGCCAGCCGGTTCAATCCGCTGTTCGGCGACGTCATCGCCTGGCGCCTGGCGAACGATCTATGTCGCACGCTGACCGGCTCGAGCGCTGACTTTCAGCGGCTCATCGCCGGCTACCAGCTCGCGCTGAAAGACGCCTACCGCGTCAACGCCGTCGAGCGTCCGCCGGCGCGCTCGCAGGAGACATCCTTTATTACCGCGAGGCTCTAATGGCTCGCGCCGATCCGGCAATCACCAGCTTTAACGGCGGCGAGCTCTCGCCCTATGTCGGCGGCCGCCCCGACACGGCCAAGTACGCGAGCGGATGTCGGCGGATGTTCAACTACCTGCCGCGCGTCACCGGCGCGGCCGTGCGTCGACCTGGCACGCAATACGTCGGCGTGCCGAAGAACAACACCGCGGCGCAATTGCTCGGCTTCGAGGCGAGCACGTCGGCCGTCACCGTGCTCGAGCTCGGCACGGGGTACATGCGCTTTTGGGACGGCGCGACGCGCCTGCCGATTCTCAACGCGAGCGGCGTGTGGGGCATCAATCTCGGCGTTTTCCCGTCGGCCGAGCTCGCCGTCAACTTCGACTACACCTATCCGCTGGCGAGTGCGCAATCCAATGACGTCATGTGGCTGTGCGACGGCACGCACTACCCGCAAAAGCTGTCGCGCATTGCGCAATACCAATTCCAGATTGCGCAAATGGGCGACGGCGTCAATGCGCCAGGGCCTTACAAGGATGTCAGCCCGACGCAAGCCATTACGCTCGCGTTCGGCGCGCAGTCGGGCGCGGGCGTCAGCATGGTCGCGAGCTCGGCATTGTTCGCCGCCAAAAACATCGGCGAATATTGGTACTGCCAGGCGCCGAAAACCGACAGCGTCACGCCCTGGGAGACGGCCAAGGCGATAACCGCCGGCATGGTGCGCACGTCCAACGGCCGCAACTATGTCGCGCTGACCAGCGGCACCACGGGCACCGTGCGCCCGTCGCATTCGATCGGCGCGCGATGGGACGGCACCGGCGCCTCTGGCGTGCAGTGGGATTACTCCGACGACAACTATGGCGAAGTGCTCATTACCGGCGTCACCAGCGCCACGGCGGCGACCTGTACCGTCGTCACCAAGCTACCGCTGTCCTTGACCGCCGGCGGCGCGTCGGCGCGCTGGGCGCGCGCCGCGTGGAATGTCGACGAGGGTTATCCCGTCGCCGTGTGCTTCTACCAGGGCCGGCTGTGCTTCGCGCGCGGTCAACAAGTCTGGTGCAGCGTCGCCGGCGATTTCGAGAATTTCACGACGATGGACGCGCAGCAAACGCTGCCCGACCTGGCGCTTAACGTCACGCTCGCCAATCGCAAAAACGATCGCGCCTTGTGGATGGCGGCGATGCCGAGCGCCAACGATCTCATTATCGGCACTGCCAACGGCGCCTATGCGTTAAGCGAAAACGTCTCGAGCGAAGCCTTCGGGCCTGGCAACGCGCGCGCGCGCTCGATCGCCGGCGCCGGCTGCGCACCTGTGCCGCCGGCAGCGACCGGCAATACGCTCGTTTTCGTGCAGCGCGGCGGGCGCAAGGTGCGCCGCATCGTCTACGATTTTTCGAGTAGCGGCTACGTCACGCCGGATATGACGGCATTCGCGTCGCACATTGCGAGCAAGCTACCGTCGACGCCATTGCTCACGCCGACCGGGCAAATCAAGCGGCTCGCGAGCACGCAATCGCCCGACCCTGTCATATGGGCATTCGGCTCGATGGGCGGCAATTACTTTCATTCGCTCACGTTCGACGCCGAGCAACAGGTGGAAGCCTGGGCGACGCACCAGCTCGGCGGCGTCGGCTTCACCAATCCCGACGTCACCCAGCCGCCGGTCGCGCCGTGCGTGATTGATGCGGTCGCCGTGCTGTCGCCGAATCTTCGCGACGATGACGTATGGATGATTACAACCCGCTTCGGCGTTGGCACGCCGGCCGGCGCGCCGCGCAAATTGGAAGTACTCGGCCCGCACGTCTGCTATCGCAGCAACGACAAGCTGCCGTTTTCCTACGACGAAATCACCGACCCGGTCGACGCGCAATTTCTCGACTACGGCTCGCGCGCCTTTGTCGCCGGCGACGGGCTTTCGATCCCCGCCTACGGCATGCCCGACGGCGTCACCGCCAGCGCGCTCGTCGACGGCTACACCGTGCCCGACCAGGTCATCGCCGCGGGCAAATTCGCGCTGACGCACAAGTCACGCGGCGCGGGCAACGCACGCATCGGCTTTAACTATTTGTCGATCCTGCACCCGATGCCGGCGATCGGGCAATCGCAGACGGGCACGCCCTGGGGCAAGCGCTCGCGGATCATGGCCGTCGCCGTGCGCCTGTGGAATAGCGTAGGCGGGCGCCTGCAGGCGAGCGAGGACGTCAATGCCGTTTTCGACCGCGTCAACATGCGCACGCAATCGGACGCGATGGACACGGCCACGCCGTTGAAAAGCGGCGACTACGTTATCGACATGCCGGCGGGCTACGCCGGCGGCCGCGACGATCCCACGCAAGCCGAAATTGTGTGGATTCAAGACCAACCTTTGCCGTCGACCGTGCTCGGCATGTTCATTCAAATGAGCGTGGCCGATGCCTGACCGGCTCAACATTCCGCAATCGTCCGACCCGCAGGGCGCCTACAAGCTGCAGCAGGCAATTGACGACCTGCAGGCGCGGCCGAGCGGCGGCGGCGCAACCGGCGTCACCGGCGCCACGGGCCCGTCTGGCGGCGTCACCGGCGCGACGGGCAACACCGGCGCGACCGGCGTGGGCAGCGCAGGTGCAGCGGGCGTGACAGGTGCCACCGGCAACACCGGCACCGGCGGCGCGATCGGCGTCACCGGCCAAACCGGGCGCACCGGCGCGACCGGCTCGACGGGTGCGACAGGTGCGACGGGTGCGGGTGCGACCGGCGGCACGGGCGGCAGCGGCAACACCGGCAACACTGGCAGCACGGGTGCAGGCGTCGCCGGCGCCACGGGTGCAACCGGGCCCACGGGCGCCACGGCTGGCAATACCGGCGTCACTGGCGCGACCGGCGCCACGGGTGCAGGTAGCACCGGCGCGACCGGCTCGAGCGGCGCCACGGGTGCTACAGGCGCCACGGGTGCAGGCGCGACCGGCGCCACGGGCGGCGGCGGCGGCACGGGCAACACCGGCAACACGGGCAGCACCGGCGCGGGCAACACCGGCGGCACGGGCGCGACCGGCAACACCGGCGGCACGGGTGCCGGCAGCGCGGGCGCCACGGGTGCGACCGGCACCGCCGGCACGCTGGGCGCAACCGGGCCGACGGGTGCGATCGGCGCGACCGGCACCAGCGGCGGCGGCGCGACGTGGCAGTACCAAGAATTTTTCGCGGGCGGCACCTGGACGCGGCCTACCGGCGTCAACCTGGTACGGCTCACGATGATCGGCGCCGGCGGCGGCGGCTCGTCGACGCTGACGTCGGGCGTGGGCGGCGGCGGCGGCGGTTCGGGCGAAATGTGCGTCGGCTTTGAAGTGCCCGTCACCGGCAATGTCAACGTCACGATCGGCGCCGCGGGTGCGGGCGCGCCGGCGGGCGGCGCCGCGGCGGCCGGCAGCAATGGCGGTACGACCACGTTTGGCGCGTGGAGCGTATTCGGCGGCCAGGGCGGCACCGTCGGCGGCGCCGGCGGCAAGGGCGGCGGCAGCGGCGGCGGCGCGGGCGGCGCGCTCGGCAATCCCGGCGGCACTGGCGTCAACGGCGTGCAGGAGTCGACCGTCCACGATGGGGGTGCGGGCGGCGGCGGCGGCGCATCGGGCAGCGGCGGCGCGGGCTCGGGCGGCGGCGGCGCGGGCACCAATGGCGGCGCGGGTGCGGCCGCGAATAGCGCCGGCGGCGGCGGCGCGGCGTCCATGTGGGGCGCCGGCGGCGCTGGTGGCGCGAGCAATGTCGCCGGTACGAGCGCGGCGTCGACGTGTTACGGCGCGGGCGGCGGCGGCGGCGGCGTCAAATCCGGCACGGTCACGGGCGGCGGCAACGGCGCCGCCGGCTACTGCCGCGTTACCTGGTTCGCATGATGCGCGTCGAACCCTTGACCCTCGCGCACTTCGACACGATCGACGTGCAACCCGCGCAACGCGCGCACTTCGAGCTCTTCACGCCGGCCGTGCGCGCCGAGCTCGTCAAGGTCGAGAGCGTCGCCGCGGTCGCCGACGGCCGCACGTTTTGCGTGGGCGGCGTGTGCGACCTGGGCTTTGGCCGTGGCAATGCCTGGTCGATCCTGGGCCACGGCTCGCCGCGGCATTTTGTCGGCGTGCATCGCGCCGTGCTCGCGCACCTGGCGCGCGTGCCGTTTCGCCGCGTCGAAATGGCCGTGGCGCCGCAATGCTCGAGCGCGATCCGATGGGCGCTGATGCTCGGCTTCCAATTCGAGGCGCCGATGCGCGCGTGGTTTCCCGACGGCTCCGAAGCGTACCTGTTTTCGAGGGTCAAACGATGGTAGCGATCCCGGTAATGATGGCCGTCAGCGCAGCGGTCACGGCCGCCAGTGCGGCAGCGGCAGCCGAGCAAAAGGCGCGCGCGCAAAACCAGGCGGGCGACGCGGCCACGGCCGCGGGCGGCGTCGCCGCGGCGCAGGGCTACGCGCGCGAGGACGTGCAGCGCCGCTCGAGCGCGCAGCAGCTCGCCGAGCAATACGCGAGCGGCGCCGGTTCCGGTATTGCGCAAGGTACGGGCAGCGCGCTCGATGTCGCGACGACGTCGGCCACCAATGCCGAATACAGCGCACTGACCACGCGCTACGGCGGCCTGGCGCAGCGCGATACGTTCCTGCAGCAAGCAGCGGCACTACACGCGAGCGCCAGCAACACGCGCACGAGCGGGTATTTCAACGCGGCGGCGGCGGGCCTTTCGCAATTTGTGGGCGGCATGAAGCCCACGACCTCGCCGGCGGGCGTCGACCCGTCGGCCGCTTTCGGGCCCTAAGCGATGGCAAATACCGGCGTTATCCCCATTCAAGGCGGCGGCCCGAGCGGGCCGATCCAGGCGGCGCCTGTCGCCGAGCCCGTCAACATCGCGCCGGGCCTGGCCGAGCTCGGCCACGCCGGCGGCGAGTACGCGCAAGCGCTGCGCATGCAGGACAACCGCGACGCGGTCGCCAACGCGCATTTGCAAGTGTCGCAAGCCGCGGTCGACCTTGCGCAGTGGCAGCGCGATAAGCAGGACACCATCGACGGCGACCCGTCCGGCTACACGCCGATGGTCGCCGACCAGGTCAGCAAATACGGGCAAGACCTCATCGGCCAACAATCCAACCCCTACGCGCGCCAGTACGCGGCGCGCGCGTTCGCCGCGCTGCAGCGCTCGCAGCTCGATAGCGCGATGCAATGGGAGGCGGGCGCCAAGGTCAAGTGGCGCGTCGACCAGGTCGGCCAAATCACCGACAACTATTCGCAATACATGCTGCAGAACCCGCAGGCGTATGACGACGTCACCCAGGGCGTCAGCGCGGCGATCGACGATATGCAGCTTCCCGCCGCGGTCAAGGACAAACTCAAATCGGGCAGCGATATGCAGTTTCGCATGGCGGCGGGCTATTCGATGAACAACCAGCACGCCCGGCTCATGCAGTCCGTCTACAACAAGATGACGGGCGTTGCACCCGGCGACCTGCCGAGCAACGACGCGCCGAGCAATGCCCCGGCACCGGGCAGCGTCGGGCCGCCCAGCGCACCGGCGGCGCCGGATGGGTCAGCGCAGCCTGGCGCGCCGGCTGCGGCGCCTGGCGGCTTTGACGCGGCCTTTACGCGCATCCTCAAAACCGAAGGCGGCTACGTTGCCAACGATGCCGGCGCCGGCCCGACTAACCTGGGCATCAACCAGGCGGCGCACCCCGGCATCGACGTCAGCACGCTCACGCCCGACACCGCGCGACCGATCTACAAAAGCGAGTATTGGGACGCGATCGGCGCCGACAAGCTGCCGCCGAATGTCGCGCAATTCGCGTTCGATACCGCGGTCAACCAGGGCCCAGGCTTCGCCAAAAAGATGCTCGCCGCGACCGGCGGCGATATGCAGCAGATGCTCGCCTACCGGCTGCAGGGCTACCAGCAGACGGCGCAAGACCCGGCGAAGGCGGGCAACCTCGCCGGCTGGACGGCGCGCGCCACCAATCTCGCCAACGAGCTCCAAGGCCAGGCGCCGCAAACGCCGACGCAAATCGCCCAGGCCAACGCGCCCACGATGGTCGACGTCGACCCGGCTATTCCCGTCGAAACGCTGCCGGGCATGCAGGTCGACGGCAATGTCAGCCTGTCTTTTTTGCGCGGCCTGCCGGCGTCGAAAATCATCGAGCTCAAAAACCACGCGGACACGCTCGTTCGCAAAGACCAGGCCGACGCGCAGGCGCAATTGCGCGCGATATGGTCGACCAACGCCGACCAGGTCGCGCACGGGAACATTCCGGCAATGCCTGACCCGGCGCTTATCGCGCGCGCCTACGAGCCTGGCAAGGCGGCCGAGCAAACCGCCATGTTTCAAACCCAGCGCGATATGGGCGTCGCCGCCGCGGGCGCTGGCACGATGACGATTGCGCAGCTCGACGCGCAGATTGAAAAGCTGCGACCGACGAGCCTGGACGATCCGCAATGGAAGGAAAAGCAAACCAACGCCGATACCTTCCAAAAGGCGCGAAACGGCATCGTCGCCGAGCGCGACAAAGATCCCGTGCAGGCGGCCAGCGATCAAGGCATTGCCAAGATCAACCCGCTCAACACCAACGACCCCAAGGCGTTCGCGCTCGAGCTCAAAAACCGCGACGCGATCGCGCAGACGATGCGCGACAGTTATGGCGTCGCCGGCTCGTCGCCGTTTACCAAGCTCGAATCCGATGCGATGGCCGAGAATTTCCACAACCTGACGCCGAGCGCGGCGGTCAACTTTATGACGTCGATGCGTCAGAACCTTTCGTCGGACGTCTACCAGGCGGGCGTCGCCGCATTCGCCAAGGGCGCGCCGACGATCCAGGCGGCCGGCAACTTCGCGGCGAAGGGCCCCGTCGCCGCCGCACCCGACGGCACCAAGGCGAGCCAGGTCGCGCTCACCTTGCTCGAGGGCGATCGCATGCTGCGGCCCGACAAGGCGGCGAAGCAGGAAGGCGCGCGCGTCTACACGCTACCGCCGACGCAAGGCACGGCCGGCATGGATCAATACATTGGCCAGCAGGTCGGCGAGGATTTCAAATACGACCCCGACAGCTTCGCGCGCGCGAAGCAGGGCGTTTACGCCTATTACGCGGCCGACAGTGCTGCGCACGGCATCTACAACGAGCCCGCCTACGATAGCAAGCGGCTCGATCATGCAATCGATATGGTCATCGGCCAGCGCTCGAAATTCGGCACGACCAACGTTGGAATCGGCGCGCTGTCGGCGAGCTTCGGCGGCCAGGGCGTGCTCATGCCGTGGGGTTACAAGGAGGACGATTTTCGCCGCAACCTGCAGCGAAGCTACGTCAACAGCATGGCAGCGGCCGGGCTCACCAAAACCACGGTCGACGACCCGAGCAAATTGACGCCCGTGCGCATCGACGATTACCACTACGGGCTCAAATTGGGCGACACCACGTTAATCAATAAGCAAGGGCTGCCGATCATTCTCGACGTCAACCCGACGCCAGCCAGCCCGTGAGCGCATTCGATACACCCGACAGCGCAGCGCAACGCTACGACGCATTGACGTCGGCGCCGGCGGCGTCGCCAATGGATGTCGGCCCGAGCATCATGGACGGATTCGGCACCGACATTGCCAAAATCCCGGTCGACGTCGTCGCCAAGGCCGGGCTCAACGTAATGTCGAGCGCAATTACGCCGGCCAAACTTGCGATCGGCCACGCGCTCAATAACCAGGACATCATCGATTCAGCGAACGAGCAACAAGCGCGCATCGAGCGCGACTATCAGCAAAACTTTGTGGCACCACAGACGTCGGGCGCGGCGTCGCAAGTGCTGATACATGGGCTCATCGTACCGCTCGCCGAATGGTACACGGCAGCGGCGAGCGGCGGCCGCTTGATCGGCGCCGGCTACCAGGGCTTGACCGCGTACAACACGGCGAAAATCGGATACGAGGCGCAAGGCGTCGACACGTTGACCGCGCACCTGTTGGCACTTGGCCAGGGCGCCGTCGCCGGCGGTACGGCGCTCATTCCCGGCGGCCTTGGCGCGAGCGCCAAGGAAGGCGTCAGCCTGGGCATGAATGCGTTGCGCGTGGGCGCGGCGCAAGCGGGCGTCAACCTCGTCACCGGCGTCGGCACGCGCGCAGCCACGCAAGCCTACCTGGCCAACAACGGCTATTCCGAGCTCGCGGCGCAAGTGCATCCGTTCGCCGTGGGCGAAGGCACCGTCGACGCAGCACTCGGCTTCGGGCTCGGCTTCCTGCACACGCGCTACCTTGGGCATCCGCCGACGGTGCGGCCTGGCGCACGACCCGGCGAGACGGCGCCGCCAGGTGCGGAGCCCACGGCGCCCGGTTTGGAGCCCGTTGCACCCGGCGGCGAAGGCATGCCGCCAGGCGAGCCCGCGGGCGGCAGCGGCGCCGTGCCCGTGTCGCCAACGCTCGATGACGCGATGACGGTCAACAGCGTCGGCCATGCGGGCGTCGACCTCGCACCCGGTATGCCGGCCGACGTCGACGCGATCAACGCGCACGCCGACGCCATGCAAGAGTCGACGATGGCCGAGCTCGCGGGCGACCCGGTCAAGGTTACGGCGATGCTCGAGGGGCAGCATTTCCTGCCCAATCCGCCCGAAGTGGAAGCCGCGCAGGCGCAGCTTCACGCCGACGCGGCTGACGCGATGGCCGAGCAAGCCCAGGCGCGCGACGCCGATCGCGCGGCCGCGCTCGAGCTCCCGGCGGCCGAGCCCGCGAAAGCGCCCGAGCGCGTGGCGACGCCTGCAGCGGATGACGAGCACATTGCGAGGCTGCCGCCCGAGCAGCAGCAAGCGCTGCGCGATATGTACGAGAAGGCGGCCGACGAAAAGCCCGCGTTCGACGCGACCTTGCGCCGCATCGCCGGCACCATCCCAGGCGGCGACGTCGACATTCCCGACGAGCTCAAAGGCACCAAGCGCGCGGTCGAGAAGATAACGTTGGACTACCTCGACGAAAACGGCGTGCCCGACGCATCGCGCATCGGCGATCTACTGCGCGGCACGGTCGTCAGCGATAGCGTGCAGGGCACCCAGGACGCGCTCGCCGCGTTCGATGCGCAATATCCCGGCGGCAAGGTCAAGCGCAACGGTTTCGCGCCGGACTATGTGCCGGACGCCGACGGCTACCGCGACATCATGGTCAAGGCGAACGTCAACGGGCACACGTCCGAGCTGCAAATACACCTGCCGGAAATGCTCGCGGCGAAAAAGCGCGTTCACAAGCTCTACAAAGAGCGGAGCGACCTGGAACGCCTAGCCAACGACGAGAATCGTCTACAGACGCCCGAAGAAATCGCGCGCATTGACGAGCTCAACGCGCAGATGCGCGCCGAGTACGAGCCCGCGTATCAGGCGGCTTTGTCGAGGGACGCGCAGAACCGGCGGAATTGGACTTCGGAAAGCGAGGCGCCTTCGTCGCGGGCAAGCCCAGGGTCGAATTTGCGCGGCGAGGCGCCGTCGAATGCGGCGCAGTTCATCGAGGGAATACCAGAGCGGATGACGACCGGCACGCCGTCGACGTTGAAAAACGAGGCGCCTTTAGGAAACGAATCAGGCAAAGCAGCCATTGTTGCAACCTCCACCCCGAGTATACCAGAAAACGAGCCAGCTGGGCAAAAAAGCCCAACGCCGGCCAGCAAAGCGGTCGACGAGGGGCTTAAAGGCAACAAGGGCGAAGTCAACATCGGCGGCCAATACGTGCCCGTCAGATGGATGGTCGTTGACGCCAAGGCGGTCGAGCCCACGCTCGACAAGGGCGAGACGCAAGCGCGCGATCGCAGCCGGGCCGCGTCCGCGGCCCAGGTCGCATCGATCGCCGCCAATATCGATTTCAAGCAGCTCGGCGATTCGCCGCTCATGGACTACGGCGCGCCGACACTCGCATCGGACGGGCGCGTGGTCGGCGGCAATGGTCGCGTGCTCGCGATCAATCGCGCCTACGAAACCGGCAACGGCGAAGCCTACGCGGGCCCCATGCGCCAGGCGCTCGAGCAATTCGGCATCGATCCCAAGGCGGCCGAAGGCATGCAACGGCCGATGCTGGTGCGCGTGCTGCCCGAAGGCGCCGACG